GCCTTTGAACTTTATTGCAGACCTAAAGAGGAACGACGTAGTAAGGCTGGAAGTTGAGAACAAAACAGCGGCAAATAACATCACCCAGGAGTTAGGCTCTTACCTAATTATTACAGAGGTTTAACATGTCTACAACACTTTTTGAAAATCAAACGGCCGATGGATCATCCGCATGGGCTCCAATAATCAGCACCGGACTAGTAAATTTATATGTATCCGGCGACCTTGGGGGAGGCACTTTAACCATAGAGGCATTGGATCCTGGCAGCAATATCGTTGTTGTAGATGGAGGAGTTATCACAACTGCCGGAATGCACTTAATAGAAGCGGGCTCATTCAAAGGGCGTGCAGTTCTAACTGGGTCAGCAGCGGCTAACGTTAACGCTTACATTGAGGTTGAAAACGTAAAAACCAGGCTTGCTGTACGTTTAAGAGTGTGATTTTTGCGGGTTTTTTTCATAAGGCATATAATCACGGCATATGACAACGATCAAAAGACAGTTTAACGACTTCGCCACTTACTCGCTTAAAGATAAAACAGCTGTAAGCGTGCGCGACGGCGTTTTAGAATATCTTGGCGTAGAGCTAGGTCTCGAGCCAAAGGATAAAATATTTACTGTCTACAGGTCGCCAGCTACTATAGCTAACGCAGCTTATGCAATGGCAGGTATACCGCTTACAGATGAGCATGTAAGCCTAGACATGCCAGCGCCCGATACGGGTAGCGCGGTTATAGACTCGGTGGTTATCGATCAATTAGACGAGTACACAAGCTCAAAGCTTGCGGTCAAAAATAAGTTAAAAATATCTGACGCAATCAGCGCAGTGCTTGAGCAAAAGAATCAATTATCACTAGGTTACTTCGCTAACCTAGTTGAACATTCAAAATGGGATTATGAGCAAGTAGACATAGTCCCACATCATTTAGCCGCTGTTGAGTCGGGTCGCTGTGGCCCACTTTGCAGTTTTATTGATCGTAAACCCACTGGAAATATTATGAAATTGAATAAAGCGTTCACCGACGCCGAGGGCGCAGCAAGCTTAGAGCAGATCGTCGAGATCGCTATGGGTTTGCCCGAGGCAATGAAAAAGGTTCCCATTGATAAGCTGCAAGAATTAATGCCGGCTATGCAAGAGATTATGACTTACGCTAAAGCTGAGGGTGCATTACCCGAAGAAGAAGCAGAAGTTGAATCTATGGATGAAGATAAGCCAGAAGACGAAATAAAAGATATGGAATCCGAGGATAAGCCCATGAAAGACGAAGAAGCAAAAGAAGACGAAAAGAAATTTTCTGATGCTGACCTGAAAGCTATACTAGATAAAGAGTCTAAGCGATTCGCTGACGCTGAAGTTAAAAAATATGCGTCTGTAGTAAATAAAGCTAAAAACTTTTTAGACTCTGATTATGACTATTCAGATAAAGCATCCTCAGAGATTATGCGCGACGCTTTAGCTACGCAATCAACTTACAAGTTCGAAGATAAAGAACTTGATATCGCATTTAAACTTTTACGTAAATCAGATGTAAATTATTCACGGTTTGGTGACTCACAATATAGTGATGACCCATTACTGCAGCGAATCAAAAACGACCTGGAGGCATAACAATGTCATTTAACAACACTGTCTTACAAGACAACCTTGACTTGCCAGCCGGTGAGTTTATTTCAGCATCACCCTACAATGTTAGCGCGTACGAAGTTTTCGAAGATGGCTTGGTTGAAGGCCGCTTTTGTAAATTTGATACAGGATCAATCGACAACATGGACGCTTCTGCAACTCCGGTTGTGGCTGGTATCGTTCGACGCAAAGTTACTGGCGAGATCGGTACAGGCGTATACAGTACAAGCGGCCAAGCCATTGACCAAGTGGCGGAAGTTATTAACTTTGGTTTTGCCACTGTTACCGTTACCGACGCGGCTACACCAGCAAAATACGACGCTGTGCAGTTCGTTAACGCCGCTACCGCCGATGCAGGAAAGGCTACAGATGCAGCTGTCGCGGCTGGCATTGTAAATGCTGGCGACGTTGTTTTTTGGGAGCAAAAAGCGGCAAACGTTTGGCTAGTCCGAATCAACAAATACCTATAAGGGGATAAACAATGAACAATGAACAGAAGCTAAAATTAGCTGCATCACTTTATGGGACTAAATCCTTTCACGACGCCACATCTTACGCTAAGAAGCATTTTAAAGATGCGGGCGGCATTATCCTTGCGCGAAATTTAGAGCACGTTAGCTCTGAGATTTTCACTCAAGAGTTCGCCGGATTAACATTTTTGCAAAGCGGTATTACAGTTAACAACGAAGGCGGCCACTCTTCTTCAATTCGCAAAATTAAACTCGCGACAGAAGGCGGGTTCCGCGAATCTGGCAGCAATACTAACACTACCGGCAAGATCACCATTTCAGGCGAAGATGATACTATTCCAGTATTTACAATGGAGGGCGAATCTGATTGGTCGGAAGTTGAATTAAAGCAAGCTGAACTAGAAAACATTAACTTGCCATCTCGTTATTTTGAGGGTCACGCCGAATTATACAATCGCAAGATTGATGATTTAGGCTTTTTAGGCCAGGTGCGTACAGACGGCACACAGAAAACAACCGGCTTATTAAACTATGCTGGCTTTACTTCTGGCGCGGCAGCTGGCACAGCTCAGGCGTTAACAGGGGCGCAGCTTTATGACGAAATCGCTACTCTTCTTACTGAGCAATGGGCTGGTGTTCTTAATGTGGACACTTATAAAGCTGATCGCGTTGTTATGCCTGACGATGTTTATAATGTGTGTGCTTCTAAGATCCTTAATTCAGCCGGATCTGAAATGAGCGTATTAAAAGCGTTACAGTCTAACTTCCCAACCGTTACTTTTGGTGTAACTACTAAAGCTAACAGCGTGGGCGGTAACTCAATTACCATCGCGTTTAGCTCAAACCGTAGAGCTATGCAGTTCCGTTTACCGGTTCCATTAAACGTTTCAAGTGTTGACCAACGTGGCTTTAAATACTATGTAGAGTCTTACTTTGGCGTTGCCGGTCTTGATGTTATTGAAGACGGTTCTGGCCAGATCTTAACTGGACTATAATTTGTATTGCCAAGGATGGCATTTAATTTGAGGGTTATTTTATGAGCCACAAGAAATCAAAAAGTTCTGACGTTGAAAAAAAGACGGAAGAGTTTAAAAAAGAAGATCCTGCAATACTTGAAGTTAAAAAGAAAAACGTTTTAAAAAACGTGTCTAAACAGCATCACAGAATTTACGGCAGCATTGTAAAGCCTGGCGCTATCTATGAAGTTTCAGAATCTGATTCAAAGCAAGAGACCGCAACTAAGCGCATCGATAATGCTATCAAGCAAGGTTACTTAGAGCGATTATAAATGGCTCTTATTGACGATTTTAAGGCGCGCTTTACTGAGTTTACAGGGGCGCAAGCTGACACCTATATTCCGATACTTGAGCCAGTGTGGCCATGCTATTACGGCGGCGAGTATGATGGGTGCGGTGTTGAGATTGTATTAAATCTTGTAGCGCACCTGTTAGTAGCGGAAGTCTCAAGCGGAAGCAGTGCGGTTAAATCTACACAATCGCAATCTGTCGGCAATGTCAGCGTCTCATATGCTAATAGTATGGCGTCTAATAGCCTGCGAACAGATTGGCTCCGATCTACTAAATACGGCCAACGTTATTTAATGCTAACGCGCTCGCGGCAAGGTGGAGTTTTTGTTTAGTGAATGTTACGCCAGAGCAAATGCTAAAGCTTGTCGGAAACTACGCAAAAAACATAAAAGAGGCCAGTAAATCTTATGTCGCCGTTGGTTTGCCATCCGAAAAGGTTGGGGGGAAGGTCTACGGCGATGGTATGACAGTTATCCGCGTTGGCGCTATTCATGAGTATGGTCTAGGTCACAACCCTAGACGTTCCTTCCTGCACGTACCCTTTACTACAAAGAAAAAAACAATCTCAAAAGTAATTGATAATCAGTTTAATGATGTTCTATTGATGAAAAGCGACGCTAAAAAAGCCCTTGGAATTATCGGTATAGCTGCAACAAATATTGCCAAAGGCGCTTTCACTACGCGCGGCTATGGCGTATGGCCTGACATTAAGCAAGGCACAAAAAAAGCCAAGGGGAGTTCACAAGTTCTAATTGACAATAGAATCCTAAGTGGTTCGATAACATCCGTAGTTAGGAGCTAGCTTGATAATTAAATTCTACTTTATGGGTTGGTTGTATTGGGTGGCTTATGCTCCCTGATATGTCATCCGTGCTGGTTGCTTTTGAGCGCCCAGTCACTATAAAAACCGTGACTATAACTACCGTTGACTTTGTAGAAGTCGAGGCAATAACAGGCCGGTCTCAAAATTGCGTCGTACAGGTGGCGGATAAAGAAAAGCTAAACAGCGAGACAATAGATTGGTCTTTAGAGTATCTAATGGTTCATAGTTCAAGTGCTCTAGAGCAGGGCGAATACATAGAATTTAATGGATCTGATTATAAGATAATACAGCGGGGCCCGTGGAGCGGTTACGGCTACACAGAGGTTATGGCAGAAGAAACAAAGCGCCCATTATTAGTGGTTAACGCATGAATCCAGTTTTAAAAAAGGTTGCTTTATTTGTTCGCGATTTACTTGTTTATAACGAACAACTAATAAAAATAGGCCGACAAAACTCAACTATAACAGATTTTGATATAGGTTATATCGGGGTAGATACATTAGGGCAGTCTACCCGATTAGCTACCGGCGAGAAATACAATGGAACAACCGAGGTTATGACGCACTCACAAAAATGGACAGCGCCTATAGTGCTGTCGTTTTACGGTGACGGCGCATGGGATAGAGCCGCTAACTTTGGCTTGCTTGTAAAATCACAGGCGGCTTATGAGTTACAGCAGACGCTAGAGATAGGTATTTATCAGATAAGCAACTTGACAGACGTTAAGATTTTAACAGGTCAAGAGTACGGCGAGCGCGTCGAGGTCAATTTTAACGTACATTATGCGGTTTCTATTGATGTTGATATACTACGCATAGATGAAGCACAACTAGACATTATATCCGAAAAGGGTCAGGAGTTTACGCAATGAGCGCAAGCATTACAAACGTTATTAACGTTTCTTTATTAGAAGGAGGCTCATTAGCGGCCCGCGACAATTTTAATGTCGTCTCAATCATTACAAGCCAGCAAGATGGCCCACTGTCATCTGCTAATAGATACGAAATATACAGGGATGCGTCCTCAGTTGCAAGCGATTTCGGCACATCTTCTGCAATGTATGGTCACGCTACCGCATTTTTTGGCACTTCACCCAACCCTGTAAACGCTGGCGGCTATCTTATCGCTGGCTACTGGCGCGGCGTTGACGAAGATGTTGCAGCTACTAGCGCCGCATTAACTGGCGCTCAATTGTCAGAAGCTAACGTAATTGGTCAGCTACAAGCTATCAGCGACGGATCATTTGATGTTGATGTGGACGGTGTTACCGAGGTAATCACGGGCTTAGATTTTCAATCGGCGCTTACGCTTGATGATGTTGTTACATTGTTAAACGCTGAATTAGCCGGTGCAACCGCTACAGAGTCGGATCAAAAACTAATTATCACTAGCGACACTACAGGTGTTACCAGTCTTATTACTTTGCCGGTTGCGGGCGCGACTGGTACATTCGTCGGTGAAATCCTTGGCTTATCAGTTGGTACTGGTGCAGCAGCTGTACAAGGTGCCGCGGCTGTAACACTATCGGCTGAAACTAAAGTGGCGGCTGCTACAGAATTGAAGAGCCAAACAAACTTTAAAGGCGGCGTATTCATTGATAACCCTACAGATATTGAATCTAAAGCGTTGGCAGAATGGGCGCAAGCTAACGACACACTTTTATATGATGTGTTTAGCGACACTGCTAACTTAACGATCGACCCGGCGAATGTGGTTTGGGACATTAAACTTTCAAGTTTAACCAATTATCGTATGCTATTTAGTTCTGCCAACAATCGCAAAATGGCGTCTAGCTACATGGCTCGCGCGCATACTGTTAACTTTAACGGTGAAAATACAGCGCTAACCATGCACTTGAAAGAATTAAGTGTTGCGGCTGAGGGCTATACAGAGACGCAAATTACAGCGGCGAAAAATGTTGGTCTAGATATCTATACAACTATCAAGTTAACGCCGTGTATTTTAACCAGTGGCTCAAATGACTTTGTAGATAATCGTTATAACTTGCTAGCGTTTGTTGATGCAGTTCAAACCGATATGTACAACTTGCTAAAAACAACAGCAACCAAAATACCTCAAACAATTCGCGGCGTTAATCAGTTGATCGACCAAGCGGAAAAAACCACTCGCAACTTTGTTACAGCTGGTGTATTTGCACCTGGCACTTGGTCTAGCCCTGACTTTTTCGGCGACCTAGACACATTTAACCGCAATGTTCTTGATAATGGTTTTTATTGGAAAGCTGGAAGTTTAGCGGATCAACCGCAAGTCGATCGCGAGTTAAGAAAATCGCCAGTTTTGCAAGGTGCTGTTAAGCTTGCCGGTGCGGGTCATTCGGTTGATATCATTATTAATCTAAACAAATAAGGTGACGTAAATGTCAGTAGTTACACTAGCAGCGGATAGTACCACGCTCATCTTAAATGGTACTGCTATCAATGATTTGGCTGAGGGTGATACGATGGTATTGGCTCCTGTCAACCCTGCCACAAGTCACGTTAACGCGATTAATGGCGGCGTAACAATCAACGAGCGCTCAGATAAGGGAGTTTATGATCTTACTGTTCGCGTTCATAAAATGTCAGATAGCGATGTATTTTTGAATAACGTGCTTAGGTCTTCCCCTCCTTCTATTTTAAATGGTAGTGCAAAAGAAGATTATAACCGAGATGGCGCAGATTTGACAGAAAGCTGGCTGCTTGAAAGCGGATCAATCACTACGCAGCCAACAAATACCAAGTCAAGCACAGACGGTAACGCCTTGTCTGAATATGTTATTAGATTTAGAAACGCTTCAAGAAACCTATAATAATACAATCCAAGGGTGAACGATAATGAGCAAAGAGCAAAGCGAAGAAATTAACGCCGCCAAGGATATGGCCCGCGCAATTTATGAAGATAAATGCGCAGAAATTAACGGACGTGAATATAAAATAACAAACATGAATCACGCCAAGCGTCGAAAAGTGTTTGCCTATTTTACTCACATTCAAGAATCGTTAAGCCGTGGCGACCTTTGGTTTTTAGAGACTAAAGACTGGCAAGATGTAGAGCAAACCATTTCGGGCATTGTCACTATTAATGATAGCTTATTGAGTAAAAAGCAAGGCCATTGGGATGAGTTCCCAGAGGACTACATTCTATTTATTCAATCAATGCTGCCAGCGATTAGTTACCCTTTTTTAAAAGGTCTCGGTGGAAACTAAAGGTTTTCGCGCCTTCTGTCGAGAACGATTTTATAGCGCACACAAACGTAAACGATGAAGACATGGCAGTTTTCTATTTGGCCAAACAGGGTTACGGTTCGGTAAACGATATAAAAGAATGGGACACTACGCAATTTTTAGACGCTATCGAATACGAATCGATTAACAATGCGATAGAGCGTTACACACATCATAAAGCTGAGCAGAAATAGTTCACCCTCTTGCCCGCTTGTCGGGCTTT